AGTCTAACTGATACAGTTAGTTTGTGTAGTCTTGAAAAAGACGGAATACAAATTGATTCTGCAAAAAATATAAATTTTGCAAAAAACGACTCTTTGTATCGAAATTGCCCTCAAAAAGCATACAATACTCTGAAAGACCTGCAACAATTTACTTATAAAATTTATGTTCGTGAAAATAAAAACATTTGTGAGTCACGAACCGTATTCGAAGAAATTGGTGTTGCAAACGTCGAAAAGATAAAGTCAAAATTATTTTTACGGCGCGATTATGTTTTTCAAAGCAGACTGTTAAACAACAACAACGAGTTGTCGCTCATTAGAAATCCGGGTGAATCTCCATACGAATTTGCCCTAGAGAAAAATCAATACATTCTACTGTGTTCTCCGCACTCCTCTGAAATACAAAACTTTAATACGCCCAATTCTATTGTTTCGTCAAACGATGATGGATACTCATTTCACGTTTGTCTCGAAGAGAATACATTATTAGGGCGCATGAACGGAATAGTACAGTCTATCGACAAGTACGAACTCAGAGAAATGCTAGACGATCAAATTACTGCTAGTTTGATTGATTATAAAGATCCGCTTCCGCTGGCAACAAAATCTTTGGCTCTTTCGAAGAGCGCGGAAATTCGCTGCGGAAATCTTGTGATGATTGCAACGGGTCGCCCTAAAAAACCCCTAGCCGGAACTCTTATCTTCAATCTAAGTTCTAAAAAATTAGAACTTTTTGATGGTATCGAGTGGCGTCGATTGGCTACGGAGGAATAATATGCACATACCAAGTGGCTATACATACGAACAGGTTCACGAAACAATTTCACTTATAGTTTCTAGAATTTCAGGAAGATATACTTTTCCCGGATATACGGACAAAGATATGGCACAAGAAGCCTATATTTTGTGCATGGAAGCTCTTCCTAGATATATACCGGGCGTTCACCCCCTTGAAAACTTTTTGTCAGCGAATCTATCTAATAGGTTGAAAAACTTTGTTCGTGACAACTATTTTACAACGAGTGACAACCAAGATCGCATGAAACTCATGAAGTCAGAACAGCTAGAAAATGACTTTACTATTGTTGACGGTAAGTTAGACGGCGAACGCCATGAGGAATACTTCGATTATAAAGATATGGCGAAAATAATTGATATCCACATTCCCGTGAGTATGAGAATGGATTATCTTAAAATGTTAACTGACGCATACGTACCAAAAAAGCGCCGTGAAGAAATAACAATAATAATCAAAGAAATTTTGTCGGAGCACAATTATTATGCTGAAACAGGGCAGGATCTCGAAGACTGAAGAAGAGTTTATCGAGAAAAATATACATCACATGGATTACAAGCAGCTAGCTGAAAAGCTAGAGCGCGATCCAGACAGTGTAAACAAATTTATCAAGCGAAAATTCAAGATTGGGCTGTCCGACGAAGAAGAGGCTGCTTTTGAATTGGAAGATCGCCCGTATTTTGAAAATCTCAAAGAGCAGTTTACTGAAAAAGAGTTGGAACTGTTTAAATACCACTGGTCTAGGGTGATATCGCAGTTTAAAGACGACGTGATACCAACAGAAGAACTTCAAGTTGTTGACCTTATAAAATTAGAACTTCTGATGAACAGGTGTTTGATCAACAACAAGGAAAATGAAAGTCAAATTTCTTCTTTTAAAGTTTTGCTGGATCAAGAGCGCGCCATAGATGCAGATCAGCAAAACAAGGAAACTATTTTTAGTTTACAACAGCAAATAACTAGTCTAAAAGCCTCAAGCGAATCTCTTAATCGCGATTATCGAGAACTTCAAACTAAAAAAAATTCAATGCTAAAAGAAATGAAAGCAACCCGCGAGCAGCGGGTACAGCGAATTCAGGACGGAAAGCAAACATTTACTGGTTGGTTAACTTATCTTATGACAAATCCAGAAAAAACCCGTGAATACGGGCTTGAAATGGAAAAGATGAGAATGGCTATGCTCAAAGAGCAGGAAAGACTATCGCAATATCATAAATACGAAGACGGCGAAGTCGACCAACCATTTTTAAATTCGGAAACAGTAAAGGAATAAACGAATGAAATCTGCCATTATTTTTGGAATAACAGGTCAAGACGGAAGTCATCTAGCGGATCTTCTTTTAAGCAAAGGTTATCGTGTAACCGGCGTTGCTAGGCGTGCAAGCACTGATAACACTCAAAGAATCAAACATATACTTAAAAACGATAGATTTAAATTGGAGCTTGGAGATATAACCGATGCCCACAGTGTATCACAAATATTGACGTTAAACTCCACGGTAGATGAAATCTACAACTTGGCGGCTCAAAGTCACGTCGCCGTATCCTTTAAACAGCCAGCGCTGACTTGGGACATTACCGGCAAAGGCTGTTTAAATATATTACAAAGTATAGTCGATCAAAAAATGGCAAATACTAGATTTTATCAGGCTAGCAGCAGTGAAATGTTTGGTAGGAATTATGATATAGACCCCGGAACTCTTTACAAGTATCAAGATGAAGACACCAAATTTATGCCACAAAGCCCATACGCTATTGCTAAATGTGCTGCCCACCATATGACAAGACTATTTCGAGAAGGTTATGGCATACATGCCAGTTCTGGAATTTTGTTTAATCACGAAGGAGAGCGACGTGGAGAAACTTTTGTTACACGTAAAATAACAAAGTGGATTGGAGAATTTGTAAAATGGTCTAAGGGAAAAGAAAACATTATTTTTGGAGATGAAAAATATATTCAATGTTTAGATTCAATCGATAAATTTCCAAAACTGCGTCTAGGGAATCTTGAAGCATTTCGAGATTGGGGGTATGCGGGAGACTACGTGGAAGCAATGTGGATGATGCTACAGCAGGGTTGTCCTGACGACTACGTTATCTGCACCGGAGAAACTCATACGATTCGAGAGTTCCTAGACGTAGCATTTAAATATGTTGGAATAGATCGCTGGTCTAATTACGTAGTGCAAGATCCAGAATTCTATAGAGCGGCAGAAGTTGACTATCTGCGCGGAGATTGTTCAAAAGCAAAAGTAAAACTTGGATGGGTTCCAAAAACATCTTTTGAGCAATTAGTTAAATTAATGGTAGATTATGACGTAAACAATGAAAATCTATAAACTAGAAGTATTCATGGGGCTTGTTATACATAGGTTTAAAAAATTTAATTTATATGTATATAATTACACAAACCCAATTATATTTATTTCAGCGTCAGATCCAGATGACGCTTGCTATAAATGTATTACTTCTTTTTCGTCAATGATATTAAAACAAGACGACTCTGTTGATACGGCGACTCTATTAAGAGATACAATTCCAGATATTTCAATTAAAAAGATAATTGTGGCAAGTGAAAATGAAGCGTAATTACAACGATCCAGTTTACAAAGAATGGCGTATGCGAGTTTATAAAAGAGACAAATTCACATGTCAAATGCCAAATTGTAAATGTAAAAAAAGACTACAAGCACACCATATAAAAAAATGGTCACAAGCATCTATATTAAGGTATGAGGTTGACAATGGCATAACCTTATGCAAGTGGTGTCATGACATGGTGACTGGTAAAGAGTTATGTTACGAACCTTTATTTACAGAAATAGTGAGAAGTAAAAAATGAAAACTAAACCATTCACAGTTATAAAAGACACACGGGAACAAGATGGTTGGACGTTTGAACGTTTTGACACTCGGTATCACACATGCACTGGAATGGTATTACAAAAATTAGAAACTGGAGATTATAGTATAAAGGGTTTAGAAAATAAACTCTGCATAGAAAGAAAGGGTAGTGTCGCTGAATTAGCGCAAAATTTAGGAAAAGATAAAAATAGATTTTTTTCTGAAATAGAACGCATGAAAAAAATTGCTCATAGTTTTTTAGTTTTTGAATTTTCATTGGATGACCTCATGATGTTTCCTCATGGTTCAAGCATCCCAGAAGATAAATGGGAGGACATATCTGTATCTAATAAATATATGTTAAAGATGCTAACTGAAATACAGATAGAAAACAGCATACAGGTTGTTTTCTGTGGAAATAGAAAAAATGCAAAATTGTTTGTTTCTAGCTTGATGAAAAGAATAAATGAAAAGTATTCTAAGGGGGAGCCATAGAAATGACTTATAACAATCAAGAAGATATTGTATCAGATGTTCATAATTACGGAATAAACATTAAAACTAGAGAAATATTTTTACACCCATATGTTGCAAACAACGATGAAGATCCGGGCGTTGACTATAAAATGTCAACAAATTTTTATAAAAATATAAGACTTCTAGAAAGTATTAATTCACAGCCAATTATTATTCACATGAACAGCATCGGCGGCGAGTGGAATTCTGGCGTTTCTATTTGCGATGCAATCTCTTTTTGTAAATCTCATATTACAATTATAGTTTACGGCCAAGCAGAATCTATGAGCAGTATAATACTGCAATTTGCAGATAAAAGAGTAATGATGCCAAATTCTTACTTTATGTGTCATTTTGGTTCCAGTGGATATTCTGGAAATTATCTAGACGTACAAAAGGGTGCGTCCTTTGAAAAGGAAATGGCTGAAACTATGCTTGATATATACGCATCCTCATGCGTTAAGGGAAAATTTTTCACACAGCGTTATAAAAACATAACTCAACAAAAAGTAAAAAACTATATAAAGAGAAAACTAAAAGAGGGTGATTGGTATCTGAAAGCGCACGACGCCGTATATTACGGTTTTGCAGATTGTGTTTTGGGCACAAGAAGATTTCCATCTATAGATAGTTTAAAATAATGACAAAATTAAGAGAAATAGATGAGGCGTGGCTAAAGTTAGACACAGATCCGTCTTTAATTATAAATCCGATGAAAATAATAAGTTCGGATGACGATGAGTTTCACCTTAAAATATCTTGGCTTATGACTAGGCCAGAATATTTTTCTTTTCTATGTAAATACATATTAAATATTAATATATTACCATCTCAAGCGTTAATGTTGAAAGAGATGTGGTCTAGAAGATTTCCAATGCTGATTGCTAGTCGTGGATTTGGAAAATCTTTTATACTTTCTTTATACTCAATACTTAGAGCGTTAATTTTACCGTCTAGAAAAATTGTTATCGTTGGAGCTGCGTTTAGACAGTCTAAGGTTCTATTTGAGTACATGGAAAATATTTGGTCGAGTTCCCCAATTCTACGAGATATGTGTGATTCTAATAGCGGTCCTCGTAGAGATGTTGATAGATGTGTTTTAAAATTAAATGATAGTAGAGTAACGTGTCTGCCGCTTGGAGATGGGCAAAAAATTAGAGGTCAGCGCGCAAATGATATTATATCGGACGAATTTGCCTCTATACCTAGAGATATTTTTGAAACAGTTGTCGCCGGATTTGCTGCCGTTAGCTCAGACCCAATTGAAAATGTGAAAAGACTTGCCGCAGAGAAAAAGGCAAAAGAACTTGGAATTGAACTAGAAACAAATGAAATTGAAAATCAAAAGAAAGACAACCAAATTATTCTAAGCGGAACTGCTTATTATGATTTTAACCATTTTGCTTCATATTGGAAAAAATGGAGATCAATAATCAGAAGTAGAGGAGATCGGTCTAAATTAAGAGAAGTGTTTGGAGGAGAAAATCCTCCCGACACATTTGACTGGACTGATTATTCAGTTATTAGAATACCGTATGAACTTTTACCAGAAGGTTTTATGGATGCGTCACAGGTCGCTAGATCAAAGGCGACAGTGCATACTGGTATTTATCAGATGGAATTCGGAACGTGTTTTACGCGAGATTCTCAGGGCTTCTTTAAGAGATCTTTGATAGAGTCGTGCGTTTCGTCAGAAAAAGAAGTTATAAAAGACTCCAAAGGTAATGAAATTATATTTGAAGCTAAACTACGAGGAGATTTAAATAAAAATTATGTATTTGGAGTTGACCCAGCATCTGAAGTTGATAATTTTAGTATTGTTATTATTGAATTAAATGGTGATCATAGAAGAATTGTTCACTGCTGGACAACCAATAGATCAGAACACAAGGAGCGAGTTAAAAAGGGGTATGCATCAGAAACAGATTTTTACGCTTACTGCGCAAGAAAAATACGCGACCTTATGAAAATTTTTCCATGTGTACATATAGCGATGGACGCACAAGGCGGCGGAATTGCTGTAATGGAATCTCTTCACGATAAAGATAAGGTAGATGAAAAAGAACAGTTGATTTGGCCTATAATTGATCAAAATAAACCAAAAGATACTGATAACGAACGAGGTCTGCACATACTAGAAATGTGCCAATTTGCAAAATATGAATGGCTATCAGAAGCCAATCACGGATTAAGAAAAGATCTTGAAGACAAGGCTATAATCTTTCCTAGATTCGACGCAGTTTCTCTTGGAATTTCAAACGCAGAAGACGGTTTAAAGGGAAGAATATACGATACGCTTGAAGAGTGCGTTATGGAGATAGAGGAACTAAAAGATGAATTAGCAATGATTCAAATGACTCAAACGCAAAACGGAAGAGATAGGTGGGATACGCCAGAGGTTGTTATTGGCACTGGAAAAAAGAGCAGGATGCGTAAAGACCGTTATTCATCTTTAATTATGGCCAACATGGCGGCTAGACAGATATTAAAAACGCCAGATGCTATAGAGTACAATTTTTACGGCGGATTTGCTACGATATCAGACAATGACGCAAAAAGACAAGAAAATGACTTTACTGGACCTAGTTGGTTTACTGACAAAATGAAAGATGTGTATTAATTTGTGTATAATTCATTAGCAATCCAATTACAATTGAATCACTAAAAAGGATTAAAAATGTCTAACGAAAATATAATTAGCTGGGACGATTCTGATACTTCCAGCAAGTTAAAAGCTATGGAACAATTCTCTGAATCAGTTGATGCTTACGAAGGCGTCTTGAGTAAAAGTACAGCTAATTATAATTATATGTCATTTTTAGACATAGAACCAAACAGATCCGTAAGAATGGGATTCACTGGTTCTGATTATTATGCTTTTAGACCAGAAGAAAGAATTCCTAAAAAGCAAAAAAATATAATAAAAATGTGCATGAGTGCATATGATAAGGTTGGAATAGTTAGAAATGTTATCGACCTAATGGGCGATTTTGGTAGCCAAGGAATAAGTATTGTACATGAAAACAAAAGCGTTGAAACATTCTATCAACAGTGGTTTAAAAAGATAGATGGGAAAGAACGTTCTGAAAGATTTTTAAATAATTTATATAGAACTGGAAATGTTATTTTGTACAAAAGTTATGCAAAAATAACTCCAGAAATAGAAAAATATATAAAAGCTATTGGCAGCGATATAAAGATTGAAGTGCCAACTTTTGAAGATAGTGTTATACCTTGGAGATACAATTTCTTTAATCCGCTAACAGTGGAACAAAAAAATGGATCTTTGAATTTATTTCTTGGTGTTAAAAATTTTGAAATTACCGCAAATTCTTTTATCGATAATTTTAAAGACGGGGCTATTCCATCTAACATTCTAGACACACTTCCTCCAGATTTAAAAACTAAAATTAAAAATGGCGATAAAACAATACCTCTAAACCCAGATAGAATTCACGTCTCATACTACAAAAAGGACGATTGGAATTTTTGGGCAAACCCAATGACATATGCAATACTAGATGACATCATCATGCTAGAAAAAATGAGACTAGCAGATTTGTCAGCTTTAGATGGTGCAATATCTAACATTAGACTGTGGACTCTCGGAAACTTTGAACACAAAATACTTCCAACAAAAACTGGTATTAATAAACTAAGAAATATTTTGGCTAGCAATGTTGGCGGAGGAACAATGGAACTAGTTTGGGGGCCAGAACTAACATATACAGAATCTAATAGTCAAGTGTACAAGTTTTTGGGTTCTGAAAAATATCAATCAGTTCTTAACAGTATTTATGCAGGTCTTGGCGTTCCCCCAACATTAACTGGAATGGCCACTAATGGTGGCGGATTTACAAACAATTTTATTTCATTAAAAACGCTAGTTGAAAGATTACAATATGGGCGAGATCAACTAATAAAATTCTGGGAAGGTGAAATAGAATTTGTCAGGCGTTCAATGGGATTTAGAAAACCAGCTCATATAATTTTTGATCAAATGAGTCTGTCCGATGAATCTAGTGAAAAAAATCTACTAATTCAATTAGCAGATAGAGACATAATAAGTCATGAAACTATTCTAGAAAGATTCAAAGAAGTTCCAGACGTTGAAAAAATGCGCCTAAAAAGAGAATTCATCGACAGGCAAGATGACTCCAATCCTGATAAAGCTGGACCATTTCATAACGCAAATCATAAACAAGAAATGGAAAAAATTGAAAAAAATGCGCAAGTTAATCAAAAACTACAAAACGTTAAAACAAAGAAGTTTTCAAATCCTAATGGCAGACCATTGTTTAAGCGTGATAAAAGTCAAAGAAAGAAAAGAGTAGAAAATCCAAAATCAAAACCCGGAGTCGCTGAACTTTTTGTTTGGTGCCAAGATTCTTACGACTCTATTTCTGAAACATTAAATAAAGCATTTCTCGGATCATTAAACAAGTCTAATCTTAGACAATTAACGAAGCTACAAGCGTGTCAATTAGAAGATATCAAACTCGATGTATTAACAAATATTGAACCAATGAAACAATTTAATGTAGATTGTGTAAATAAAGTTATAGCATCTAATTTAAAAGCACCAATTTCACTGAAAAACTATTTGAAAAACAATAAAATAAACATAGTTAATATGACCGTTGAAGATTATAAAAAACGTGTTATAGCTAGTTATGTTGAATTTTTAAACACAGAATTTAGCTGATACTTTTAAATTTTTTTCAGTTTTGTGTATAATTCTTAGAGGTTAATAATATGAATAAAATTACAATTTTCCAAAGAGAAATACAAGACGGAATAGCTGAAGCTGTAAAGGCTCAAGCATCTGTAGCGTATTGTTCTCCAGCCACTTTGCATAAGGGTGACTTAGGAACTATAACGCAAAACGTAATAAATAAAAAATTAAGAAATAAAATAGTCGCAGAGAATAAAGATCAACAAGATTTATACTATCTAGAATCAGTTCTTGTTTCCACTGGTTGGAATAAAAATGACGATGTATTTACGGCAAAGGATACTTGGGATGCTAGAT